ACCACGTACTCCTTTTTCGGGTCCATCGCGCTGACCGGGATGTGTTGGTTCAGCAGCGGAATGTTGTTGAAGCTGGGCGCGGCCTTGGCGAGCTCCACCGGGTCGCGCAGCAGCTGGTAGACCTGGTCCGGCTTGAGTCCCAGAGCCTCGCTGTTGGGGATCTCGCGCCCGTAGTACGGGCACACGTTGGCCTTGCTGATCGGGCTGATCTCGACGTGTAGACGGCCGTCCTGGTCGATGCGGCGCACGGTCGCTCGATCCAGCGCCAGGCGGTCTGGAGTGGTGGTCATCGCAGGGTTTCCCGTTGCGTCAGTTGTCGAAGCCGGGAATGACCGGCGCCCAGGTGCAGCGGCAATTGATCTCCTCGCCCGGCATCACCCACTTGCCGTCGAGGTACAGGCCCTTGGCCAGTTCGAACCGGGTGCCATCTGCCTTCAGGTGCGACGGCCGCGGGTGCTTGCCCCCGAGCGAATGGCGCCAGATGCCTTCGGTGACGCCCAGCTGCTGCTGGCGCGCCGCCGTGAGGGTGGAGGTCGCCTTGTTGTTCTGGTCGCGCGCGATCAGCGCGGCGCGACGCCGGGTGACGCCGTAGCGTGCCTCCAGATCCTTGGTCAGCGTGCCGAGATCACGCCCGCGCGCCACCGACCGCATCACCAGCCCCTCGACCTCGGTCAGGTGCTGCTCGGCAATGGACTTGATCAGGCCCACCTGCTCGCCTATGACCGCCTGGTAGGCGTTCTCCATATCCGTGGTCATGGTGAACTTGACCGCGAAGCCCTCGCCGCGCACGGCGCCGCGCAGCCCGGCATCGGCGTGTGCCAGCGCCCGGTCGGCGATGCGCCGGCTCAGCGAGTCGGCCAGCTTGTCGAAGATCCACTGCCAGCGATGCGACAGCTTGCGCAGGGAGCCGCGCATGGCCAGCGTGGCGCCGCCGTCAGCGTCCTCCGCCAGGCCGTTGGCGCGGTACTCCGCGCTCAGCCAGTACACCAGCGATTCGTGCATCTCTCGGATGCGCTTGTCGAGTTGCCGGCGGTACCAGGCCTGCAGACCCGCGTTCGGCCGGACCGGCCGCAGGGTCTTAGGCTTCGGCGGCACCGTCGTCCTCCTCGCCCTCCTCCAGGTCGTCTCGCGCCTCCAGGCCGTGATACGGACTGTCGGGGTCGGACGCCAGCCGCATGCGTGCCTCCTCCTGAGCAATCACGCCGGCATCGATCAGCACCTGATCGGCGTCGGCATCCGCCTTGCGCACCTGCGCCTTTTCAAGATCGGTCAGCTGGTAGAGCGGCTCCCATACGAAGTCGATGTCCGGATCGATCTCGCCGAATTCCGACAGCTGCACGATGTCGATCGCCCGCTTCAACGGCTCGCGGTGTAGCTCCTGCCGCGAGTGCACGAAGTCGTAGAACACGCGGATCTCGCCATCGCTCGACGCATTGAGGCCCGCCGGCGTGATGCCCAGCAGCTTCACCAGCGGGATGCTCGACACCGAGGACAACTGCTCCTGCGCCTGCGCCTGCAGGGCGTCCAGGCCGGACAGCGGGGTGTTGAACTGGAAGAACTCCTCCGAATCCTTGTCCAGCAACATCAGGCCGCGGTTGTCGCGCGTCTGATTGAAAAGCTGGGCGCGCTTGATCATCTCCGTGCCCTGGTCGCCCGCCAGCGTCGCCTCCAGGTTGGTCTTGATGCCCGAGACCGAGAACGAGTGCACGATGTCCGACACGCTGTTGCGCGTGCGGATCCAGTGCTCGACGTAGGGCTGCGCGAGCTGCGACAGGCTCAGGCCGCCGAAGCTGTAGGCCGCCTTGAGGATGTCCGGCACCGGCTGGGAGATGAACATCAGCAGGCGGCTGGTGTGCACCACCTTGCCCATGACGTACCAGTTGGACGGGCGGTAGAAATCCTTGGCCAGCGGGTTGGTGGAGTTGTACGCGCCGGGGTACGTCCAGATCGGTTCCACTGAGCGGAACGCCACCAGCGAGCCCTTCGTGACCTTCCTCTCCGACAGCGAGAGCAGCGTCTGCAGCTCGGCATCGTCGTCCGAGGCCATGGTGCCCCCGGGCGTCTTCACCTCGACGTAGAGCTGCCCGCGGCCGAAGTAGCCGTCGTCCTCGATCGCCTTGCGGAAGTGCTCGCGCAACTTGAACCGGCGCAGCGCCGCTTCGAGCTGCTGGACCTTCTCCGTCTTGTTCTCGTCGCCGCTGGCGCTGAGGCTGATCCACTTGCGGGTCATCTCCTCGGCGAGCGTGGAGACCATCTTCCGGTACTCGGGCCGCTGCGCCAGCTGAGCCAGGTACGGATAGCCCGGGAAGTGGTTCTGGCAGCTGAAGGTGCCGAACCCGCCCAGGTAGCCGTAGGGCGTCGAGTCCTGAGCCATGACCTCCTGCAGGCGCTCCTCCGGCACGACGCCAGGGGCGGGCTTGTAGGTCACCAGCTCGTGCGCCGGCGCGGTCGGCTCGGGCGCCGCCAGCAACGCGGCCAGCAGCATCGGGCTGATGCGGATGCCCTGCTTCGCCGCAGTCGCCTTCGGCGCAGCCTTCCCCGCCGAGCGCGCCTTGGCGCCCGTTTTTCCTTTGCGTGCGGTCATCAGACTTGCCTGAGCAGTGCGTCGGAGATCTGCAGCGAGCTCCGGCGGGGGGCGAATCGGATCATCACGGCATCGGCCAGGTTCGGCGATGGCGTTCCGTCCGGGTTCTTGTCGATCACGACCTTGCCCACGGTGTTGACCGTGTAGGTCGGCTGGCTCAACTCTGCGGTGAGGCGCTGCAGCAGCTTCAGGTCGGGCGAGATCGAGATGATCTGGTCCGGGCTGAATTCCATGCCTTCAACGACCGCGCGGTAGGTGTTCTGGAAGCGCAGACGCAGCGCCCACCAGGACTGCGCCTTAAGGTTGGCGAAGAAGTCCTTGTTCTTGCGCTTCTTGACCATCTCCCCTTCCGGCTGATGGACCGCCCCGCTGCCACGGAAGGGCTCCGCCGCGATCTGGTTGGCCCCGGCCGCCTTGCGCTGTTCGTTGATGACTCGCGCATCACCCCGCACGCCGGCGCCGAGGCCGTCGGCGTCGTAGTGGAACTGCGGGTAGTTGTGCTCATCGCACAGCGCGAAGGCCTTCTGCACGGTGCCGAAGATGTCGTCGTTCTTGCCCGACCACTCCTCGAGCGTGTCCAGCAGGACGCCTGGGCCGCCGGCGAAGGCGTTCTTGTCCTTGCCCTCGTCCGCCACGTCCAGCGCGCCGAACTTCGCCCCTGTCGGCTCGATCCCGAGCTTTAGGTGCGCTCCGATCGCTGCCTGGACCCACGCGGACGGGATCACCACGCCCTCGATCGACGCCGAGTAGTTGATGTCGATTTCCTGCGCGACCGTCACCGGATCCAGCTCGGCCACCTGCTTGGCGTACCAGGCTTCGTCCTTGCGCGGATCGTCACGCCAGTGGAAGGTGAAGACCTTCACTCGGCCGCTGAAGCGCTTCTGCGCGAAGACGTTGGCCCGGCCGTTGGGCGTGCTGATGTCCTGCTGGCAGTTGGTCGTTTGCGATAGGGCCGCCTCGACCAGGTGCGCGCGCTCGAGGAACGCGTGCTCGTCCACGATATAGAAGCTCGCGCGATCGCCGCGGCCGATGCCGTCGCCGGCCTCGCCGGTCATCACCGACCCGCTTTCGGGGAACACCAGCCGCATGTGCGGCGCGTGGCGTGCCCGCTCCCACCCGCCCCGGAACTCCTCCGGCAGGTACGTCATGAACAGGCGGGCCTTCTCGAAGAGCGACTTCGGCGAGCCCAGCTTGTCGACGTACTCCTCCTTGCGCGAGCCGAAGCCCGCCACGACGCCCGGGTTGTGCAGGCAGATGGTCGCGGCGGTGCCCACCGTGAGCCAGGACAGGCCCATGTCGCGGGTCTTCTCCGTCAGGCCGCGCTCCTGCGCGCGCCAGCGCTCCATGAACCACTGCACCCACTCCTCCTGCTTCGGGAACAGGATGAACGGGATGATCGCTGGCAGGCCGCGCTCGACGTTGCGAGGGTCGAAGGTGAGGCCCCAGTCGATGATGAACTGCGCCGGGTTGTCCCGGTAGAACAGCTTCAGCGCCGGCAGGACGTCTGGCTTCTTCCGGATCCGCTCCAGGCGTTCCATGCGCCACTCGAACACCGGCACGTAATCCGGGTTCTTGAAGTCGAACGGGAACGGCAGCGGCATCAGCTTTCCGCCTTCATCATCTCCTGGTAGATGCGTGCGGCCTCGATCGGGTCGGTGGCCGAGGTCACCACCGTGCGGTTGGCCGTCTCGATCGGCGCGCCCGCCGGGCCGGTCAGCTCCTGCCGGCTCACATCTTTCCAGCCCGCGCGGTTCTTCAGCCAGAAGATCGCCGCGGTGACCGACGCCGGCACGTGCTCGCGCGTCTTCGCGCGCACGATGGTGCCGTTGTGCTGGAAGACCTTCTCGGACTCGTACTCGTAGCCAACCGCGCGCTGGTACAGCGAGCGCTCGACCCGATCGTCCGGGGCCTTCTTGCCCACCTTCAGCGCCTTGGCGAGGGCCGGATAGGTGGCCTTCCAGTTGTAGAGCGTGCGCACCGAGACGCCGAAAACATCGGCCAGCTCGGCATCGGTGAGGCCCATCACCGCGAGCTTCTTCGCCTGTTCGGCATACTCGGGCTTGTAGGCGGTCGGGCGTGCCATGGCTCAGGGTTCGATGTGCGGCGGCCAGCGGCTGGCCGGGACGGTGGGACGGATGACGGGCGGGCGCTTGCGCGGCCAGGCGAGCAGCAGCACCAAGCCGGCGAAGCTGGCGATGGCCAGCCCGGCGAAGATGCGCTCTGCGTTCATGGGTCAGCCCGCCACCAGCAGCGAATGGATGACCCGATCAATGCCGTGATCGGTCACGTTCGGCAGCGGCAGGGCCGCGCGGCCGATAGCCGTGAGCTCGCACGGCAGCATCAGGTTCACCGGCAGCTGCGTCACGATGTCGTTGCCGTTGCGCGTGGCGTAGAGCGGCACCTGGGCGGCGCGCAGCAGACCCGCCAGTACGTCGTCGGCGCACAGGCGGGGCGGCTCGAAGGCATAGACCGCCACCACGTGCCCGAGCTGGGCCAGGATGCCGGCGTAGATGATCGCCATGGCCGCGCCCAGGCTGTGCCCGACGACCGCGACCGGCCGGGGCAGCGCGAGGCAGGCCGGCAGGATTGTGGC